GATATGATGCTGCCAATGTTGTTGGAGTGTAGACATGACCGAACCTTGTATGAGTAATGACAGTGGTCATTATCAAGGTTCATATTCAGAGCGAAAAGAATGCGGAGTTATTGGCGCTTACTTTTATGAGAACCCACAAGCAAAAAGCCGAGTCCACTTCCTTAAGAGACGCACCATAAGCGAGCCATTTGAGTCTAGAAGTAACCAGATGCAGAAGCCTGACGCAGGTTGTAAGCCAGATCTTCACGGTGCAGAGCTAATTGCTCTCTGAACCAACTTTCATTTGTTACGTTACCGTTTACTATTACACCAGCATCTACAGTCACGCTTGCCGTATGTTGTAGTGAGTTACGGTTATTGTCGTACAGGTATCGCTTTAAGTCCGCGTTAGTGCGCTTATCAACGACGCGTTCTCCTGTTTCTAAGTTCCATGTACCCGTATTTGGCACATAATCGATACCATCGTGAGCCTGACCACTCCATTGCATCTGACGGATAGCGTTTACCTGCAAAAAGCCTTGAGCACCAACCATTGCAGCAAATACGGGCCCCATCGGCATCCCCCACTCCATTGCAGCAGCCATTCCTTTATAAGTTGACATCAACGCATCGGCTATCTTCATCGACTTGTTCAACTGGAATAGTTTCTTGTTCTGCTTGGCACCTTCCGCTAATAGCTGATTACCACTCGCTTTCATGATATCCAGCTTCTGATCTTCACTATCCGCTGCGGCAGCAATATCAGCATTCGTATAACCCTTGGTCATTGATTCTTGCTGCGCGTAAGCATTGGCTTTTGTTTCCGTTAAACGATTGAACATATCGAAGAAACCATTTCCCGCGAACTGCTCAGCTTCTTGCTGCTCTTGTTGTTTGGTGCGTAGTTCTTCTAATGCCGCCGCTTTTTCCTGCTGTAGCTGTCTGTATAGCTCTGACTCTTTGCTGTAAGCAGTTTCTAAGTTCGCTAATCGCTGATCGTAGTACGATGTCAGTTGTGTTAACTCTGCTTGGTTCTCCAGCTCTTGTTCATTACTGATTTCAAGGCCGAACTGTCGTCTGATACCCAGTAACTGATTTTGAAAAACTTGCTCTTTATCCAGTACTGCTTGGCGCTTGTTGTCTGTGTCTACATCAATGCCCGCTAAGGCGGTTTCACGCTCTGCATTAATACGAGCGATTGCTTGTTGAACTGCTTGAACTTGTTGGTCGGTTGCACTCGCTAACAGGTTGTTATTTGCATCATAGACACGTGACCGTTCAATAGCGATCTCACGGTCAGCACCAGCGTTAATCAATACACGCTGCTTCGCAGCTTGTTGCTCGATATTGGCTTCGGTGGTTTTGCTGTCTTGCTGTATTTGGATAAAGCGCTGCTGCGCTGCTTTATAAGCGTCTAAGCCAAGCTCTAAGCCCTTGAAACCAAAGTCCTGTGTGCTTGTCCTAAATCCATTGTCTGCACGGCTACGTGCGGCTCTGACGTTCTCTGCGCGTTGCTCTTGCGCCTGTTGTTTCGGTGTTTTTGATACTTCGGTGACGTTATTGCTGTTAGCAATCGCATTACGTTGAGCTAAGAAAAATTCTTGAATGGACTGTGTTGCGCTGGCTGTATCGTTTAGCTCACTGGCTACCGTGTTCGCTTTATCAACGGCTTCGTTGTACTTGTCCAAAACAGCTGATGAAATGTTGTCGCCATTAGCCTGTATTCCGCTGATACCCTCTTTGACGGCAAGCTGCTGAAGCATTGACTTATAGGTTTGAACATTGGCTTTTTGGTAGTCATAGCTGCGCGCCGCTTCACGATCCGTAATGGTGCCGAACAGGTTACGGCCACTATCCATTTGGTCTAACTTAGCTTGCTCTTCATCACGTAAGCGTTCATATCGGCGTGCGTTGTTGTATGAGCGACCTCGGTTATTGATATAGCTTTGCTGGCCGTCAGTCAGTAATGTTTGCGCACGTGAAGTCAGCTGATGTTTGCCACCAAACGTTGGCAGATCACGTAGCCTGTTTAAGAAATCCGTTACTGAGTCAAATGCTGAGCCAATGGAGTGAATAACGGTATCCACGCCACGGAACATCGCGACTGTCGCGTCAATGACATCAAGCGTGAAGTTATTAACGAAGCGCTTGAAACCCATTGCTTCGTTACCGTCACCAAGCTGCGAAATATACGCGCGGAATCGCACAATAGCGGAGTCAAACGCGTTCAGAATAATTGGCGCTAAATTCGCACCGACCCCAGTAAAAAAGTTTCGCATGGTGTACTGGATACGAGTAAAAACAGACTGGATTTGTTTTATCTGGTCGACACCGTCAATGCTTGCTCCGAATGCCTGCGCTTCTTCGCGCATACTCTGAAAGTATTCAGCGCCTCTGTGCAGTAACGGCGTCATTTCTGCCATAGCACCGTTAACTTCATCCGCCCAATACAGCGCGGTGTTGTAATCCATTTTTGATAGTTCTTCACTAAAGCGGATCAATTGCTCTGTTGGTGATAAGTTCTGCCATTCGGTAGCTTCTTGGTTGATAGCAGTAAAGAACGGTAACAGTACGCCTGAGCCTGCATATGCGGCATCTTCGATCTTTGCAGTTAGATCTTTCATACCGTCTGCTAACTGCTCGTTAGAAACACCAAATTGCGCAGCGGCGTATTGAAGTTCATTAAGCTCTCCGTAGCCAATACCAAGCATGTTCGCCCAGCGACGCATTTCTAGGCTTTGCTTACTGAAAGCCACGGTTAAAGCAGTAAAGCCAGCAACAGCGCCCGTAACAGATAAGGCAAATGTGCGTAAGCCATTCTTTGCACGCTTAAAGGCATTTACAAATGGCCCACTGATATAACGCGCTAAGTTTTTAAATGGTCGGATTGAGTTGCTGACTATATTTTTGATCTGGCTGATAGCGAGTTTGAATGGCGCGGTTGCACGTTTAAAGCCATGAAACGGACGCCACAAAGCATCAGTCATGTTCTTTTCAAAACGCTTAGATGCTTGTTCAAGTCTGCCTAAACTACGGTTAATCGCGTTACTTGAGGTGGCGGCTTGTCGTTGTGCTCTATCAAGTGCCTCAGTAAACTTGGCCGATCTCGCTTCAAGATCAACCGTCACTTTAGCGGCTCTTATTTTTGCCATAAGTACCCCTTTTATTATTTTTGTTATTCGGGTTTGGGTATAAAAAAGCCCCGCATTAGCGAGGCTGGTGTTAAGTGATTGCGCTCATCAAAGCGTCTATTGCTTTCTGCTCTTCTTCGTTCTCTTTGGCTTCGAGTTCAGTTTCAGTTAGGTAATCATCCGGTATGGTTTGATCTGCCCACGGTACAAAATCAGTAACCTTGAACGGCTCTGTTTTCTTACTCGTTCCGTTGACGTTGGCGATGAGTGCCATGAGCTGACCGAAGTAGTAAGCTTGTGCTCTTGCACCTGCTGGCTCTTTTTGGATGTAGGCTTGATATAACTTGAAGTCTGAGTAAGAAAAGTCTCTTACTTGTTCGAGGGTGTACCCAAAGCGGTCACATATCTGGAGCTGTGCCAGTAGTTCTTTATTTCTGAACAGCTCCTTTACTGGTTTGGGTTCAGATCTTCCTCATCAATATTTGGAATGTCTGGGTTGATCTCAGCGTTATAGCTGGCAACGAACTTATCAATGGTTTCGTGTTTCGCGCCTTGTGTAAGCAGCATGATAATGGCGGTACTGATACCGACTATCGTATCTGGCAGTGCCTTGGCTTCTGCTTCCGTCGCTGCTGGCTTTCCCTCTGCATCAAATGCACACAGAGTGAAGGCTAAGATCTGGCTTTTGGTTTCGTCTTTCTGCTTTTGTACTTTGCTGCGCTGCTCGACGGTGAGCGGTACTAAGTAAATCTTTTCATCAAATTCTTCAAAATAAAGTTCGTATAAATTCTGCGTAAGCTTCTGCTGAATACGTGCTGCTAGGCTCATCGGGTTGTCCTTTATAATTATTGTTGTGGAGGCGAAGAAGTTGGCTTTTGAGGTGATCGCCAGCCAAAGAAAGAAATGGCTTATGCTTTAACTAGCGTAGGCTTGCCAGACACTTCAAAGCTGATAGTCGTGTGCATGAAACCCGATTCTTCAACGGGTAAGCCTACGTTGGTGATCACCGTGTTAAACAGGAATGTTTTCCCTGCGATAACGGCCTTGAGTGTCTGCTGGTTATCACCGTCCATTGCTGCATAGAAGGTTTCAAACAGCGTGTCGCCATCGGGAATACGGACACTGATCTCAAGTGCATCTACCGATGTGTTACCAGCAGCTTTTACCTGATCACCTGTTTCTAGGTCGATTTCAGAAATAGATTCACGTGATACAGTGACACCGCTGAAACTGTTTACGCCTTCGAACTTGGTAGTGACTTCGTCAGCAGCTTTGCCCCAGCCAGTTAAGTCGTAATGCACGACTGTGCCTTTAGAAAGTTTAAAAGCCATAGGTTGTTACCTCTTTTATTATTATTGTTATTAGAGTTGTTCAGCCAATCATATATTCGACTTGAATATCTATGGCTATTTGATTTGTATTTAGACTGAATAAGTCAACGACATTGACGACATAACTTTGCAGTGTGTATTCCTGTTTATTTATGGTTTCTACTGCATTGCACTCATCAAAAACATTTTCCACCTGCTCCTGTAGTAACTTTGCTTGTTTATACGAAACTGCAAACACATTAACTTGAAACGTTAATGTATAATGCTTGCTTTTATCTAAGTGCTTATGCTTATTTTTATTTATTACTGTATAAACGAGAGCGGGCTTAATCGCTTTTTCAGGTAACTTTATAGGGTAATTGTTTGTCGTTATGTCATTGAGCTTATTAGCAAGTAATATCTCAATCATCCAAGTGCCTTTTTCGCTTTGCGCTCCTTTACTTTGATCTTAGATCTAGCCGTCCTGTTTCTGTTTTGTGCGATGTTATTCGCTTCATTAATGATGCCTGTCTTAAAGGTATCGACGACATTATCTTGATGCTTGTTCATAGCAGGTCGCATGAATGGATTAGCGGCTGTTGGCTTAACCGTGACACTAAATGGGCTGGTGGGAATGCCATAAGCGTTAGTTTTCACCGTTGTAAACTCATGCCTGCCGAACTCAACCAGTGCGGCATATCGCTCAACGTCTTTGCTTGATGTCTGAACGCGTGCTCTAAGAAACATCGTGTTATCTTTGCGTCTATCTCGTGCTGTTCTACCCGTTACGCTTAGCTTGAAATGCTCACGTAAGTGAATACCATCGTCGGTTAAAGCGTCATAGGGAGCCGTTTGCTGTATTTCATTCAATACCGGTGTCATTGCTTGTTTGGCGGCTGCTCTTGCGGCTTTTTTACCTAAGATACTTTGTAAGTCAGCCAACATATCGTTAGCATCCTGAAAGCCTTCCATGCTGGTACTAATCATCAGCTTTACCTCGCACGACAGCGACTATCACCAGTGCTGTTTTGCTGTGGTCAAAGTCCACCACAGAGTCTATCTCGTACAGCTCATTCTGCCATTTAACAAGCAGATCATCGGTGATTTTACTGGTGTACCTTGTTCTGATTTCAATGACTTTTTGAGCGATAGGCGCTTTGTCTTTTGTGGTGGAATAGCTTTTGTTAGTGACCTGAGCATAGCGGGTCATGACATCCGTATAAGCTCGCTCTATCTCGTTGAACTCGTTACGCTGCTCTGTTTGTTTAACGAAGGTCACGCGGTGGTTCATTCGTCCAAAATTGACCATATGAACTCCTTTTTAATACAGCTTGTGGGGTTGTAGCAGGTGCTCAGAGCTGAAATGCGCTTTGTATGTCTGAACACCTATACTGATGTCCATACGCTGTTCATACAGAGTACCGACAAGTAATAACAAGGCGTGTCTGATGTCTGCCGGACAAGTTTCTTTTGTATAGCCACATTCAAACGTCACGGTGACGCTCTGCTGTTTGATCGGAAATACAACACGGCCACAACCTTGCACGTAATCCGTTGGTGCAGCTAGCGGCTTCTCGTCTGTTGTTACTTTAGCGACATTAGTTTCACCGTAAGGCAGTAAAACAGCCCCATGTACTTCCTCGATGAAGTATGTGGCTCGGTGTCTGCGGATCTTACGATTCAGCTTGGTTTCAACATAAGCAATAGCCGCTTCAATAAGCTGTGCCAGATAAACATCATCAAAACCTTCTTCAATGCGTAAATGCTGTTTCACTTCAAGCAAATCAACAGGAGATTCATTCTGGATACATTCGATATGAGTAATCATGCTCTCTCCTTATTGCGCGACAAAATGCCCCTCACTTGTTTAGCAAGGGACAGAATGTCTGATGGATTACGCTTTGATCTTTACGATTTTCACTGCCTGAACATCGTTTACAATCGTACCTACGCGAATAGCGTGGTAGAACTGCGTGTTGCCCGGTGCCACATATGGGTTAGGCAGTACTTTCATGCCTTGAACGTTCAGCAACGTAAAGCCACGATTCAGGTCACCAAATACCATCTCACCCACTTCCATGTTTGGATCAACGACGATCTCTTTACCAAGCAAACGGCCTTCTGGCATTTCGGTAATGTCTTCGTTGATAATTGATTTACCATCGGCGTAAGTAAAACCAGCCAGAATATCGCGCTGCTCTTCGCTCATCATCCACACGGCGTTTGTGCGGTAGCCAGGTTTAAGCGCTCGAACAATGCTGCGTAATGCTTTCACGGCTGCGGCAGTGTTTGCGCCTAGCTTGCCCGTTGCACCCACTTCAAGAACTTCAAACTTCTCATGATCAGCACCTGTAGTGTGTGCAAGCAGACCTTTTGGCTTTTTATTACCGTCACCTTTTAGTGCCGCCAGTGCGATGCCGTCTGCAATTTCATCCAGTACGGATTCAGATAGCTCAGCCACAAGGTTAAACTCGCTGTCATGCAGCATTTCATCGGTGATGAATGGGTAAGCTTCGGCTTTACCGTATGTTCCGGTGACTTCTGCATAGCCTTGAACACCCGTATTCGCGATAGTGCTGTTAGCTGTGTTTTCACCGCCCCAACGAAAATCAGCATCTTTGATTTTGACCAGACGCTTGAAGTCTTCATTTGGTACCGCACGCGAACCAATACGAGACAGGAACGCTGAACGCTCTTTCAGTGGCTTGATAATGCCTTGTTCGTACTGCGTGCGAATGGTGATACCTGCCGATTCCGCATCGGTACGCATCAGCCCTTCGTTGCTTGCTTTCGATAAAATATCAGCCTGTGGGTTAGCAAGTGCTAATGACTTAACCTCAGAATTAAGGTCAAAAGAGTGTGTTTGAGCATTCATTGAATAGTGTCCCTTTACTTCCATGTCGGCGATTTGTTCTTTTAGTTCTTCAACTGTGTTTGCCAGATCAGCGTTTTTTGTTGCTAGCTCTTGTAGTGCTGATTTATTTACAAACTCATCCAGTTGGCCTTTTACTTCTGCCAATTCTTCAGCGGTAGCCTCTTTTTTCTGTGCGATCGCTTCGACAGCTTCTTTTAGTTCTGTAAAATCCATCTACATTCCTTTGTTTTTGTTATTAGTTGGAAATAGAAAGAAAGGATCGTTTAGGTATGTGTGAATACATGCCGAGCTAGCATCACGCTATTCGGATATATTTGATTGATTAGCATCCCGCTAAAAGAATCGACATTTGAGTTGAATCCGTTTCTTTATTGTTATTATTAGTTGCCACGGTCGGCATACTTATTTATGCAAGTTTATTTATTAGGTCTAATAGTTCACTTGCTTCTTTTGTACTTACAGTGTTATTTAGTGGAATAACTTCTGCTCTGTTTTCATCGTCATTCGCTGCCAGTGATTTATAACCCTCAGCTAAAAATGCTTTGGACTGCTTGCGAGACAAGCCAAGTTCGCGCAGTGCTTTTTCCATTTCACGTTCAGTCGGCAGCTCTTCCTGCTCCAATCTGGATTTCACGACTTCTACACGGCTGATGTCTGAACACGGCATGGTGACCAATGAGGTTTCAAGCAGCGTAAGCTCTTGCAGCAAGTTGGCTTTCTGCTCGCGGTCATAGTGCTCTTTGGTTGTGATATACCCGATTGATAAGCCGCTTAACGCGCCCATTTTCATTAAGATGTAAGCTTCATCGGCTTGCTGTACGCCTAGCGCCAGTTGGCCTTTAGCATATAGCCCGCGTTCGTCTTCATACATCTCTGTCCAGACACCAATAGGCTGATCCATTTTGTGTTGCCACAATAGTGCTGGCATTGAGTTTTTATCTTTATGCAGCTTAAGTGATTTAGTAAAAGCACCTGGCTGTGTAATGTCGCCAGCATAATCTCTGAAATCAAAGACGTTTGCATAACCTTCGAAACAGCCTGTATCGGCATCGAATGACTTAATATCGAAGGACATCTGTTTGTGTTTCAACGTCATAGTGAGCCCTCGTTTTCTTCACCAGATTCAGGTTCTGGTTGATCGTTATTGTTATTTGAGGTGGGTTGTTGTGTTGTTTGTAGCTTGTCCAGATCAGCCAAGTAACCTAACGTGATGTTGTTCGTTACGATGGCTCTGACATCGCCACCAGCAATAGCATCTAAACCAAGCTGTTCACGTGCTTCGTTGATACTGAGTAAGCCGTTTTTGAAGTGCTTATCGATGACATCTGCTTGAGTTTTGCTGTCACCGCGTAAGATCTGCGTATCGTCTAGCTGTACTTCCAAATCATCCGGTAGCATCGCGTTCAAGCGGCTAACAATGCGCGTGATCAATGGCATTAACGTGTCACGGTGAAAGCTCAGTACCGCTTGTTCGTAGTTACTGTATTTCTGCTCACCAACGCCCACCATTGACGTAGGCACACGGAAGATTGAGCAGATCTCTTTTTTCTGGAACTCACGTGTTTCAAGGAACTGACTGTCACGGTGTGAAATCGCAATAGGCTTGTATTCCATCCCTTCTTCAAACACAGCCGTTTTACTACTGTTCCTTAAGCCTTGGAAGTTCTGAGCCCAGTTCTCACGTAAGCGTTCAATCGCTTCGGCTGATAGCTTTCCGTCAGTTGTGAGATAACCATTCGGTGTGGCTGAGTTATTGAAAAACTCTTCGCCGTGTTTTTCTGCCGCGAGTGATAAACCAACTGTTTTCGCAGCGTTCTGAATGGGCGTAATACCCCGTAAACCATCAATGCTACTGCCTTTGATATGCAGGATTTCATTGGCATTGAACGTTGATTTCGGCAGCTTGATTACTGTGTCAGGTGCTACTTGATATTTGATAGTGCCTTTTTGCATCAAAATGCTGACGGAACTGGGCGTTGGGATCGGAATGATCTCTACAATCTTGCCGTTTCTGTTTTTGTTCACGTAAGCATAAAAGTTACCGTCAAGGTTCAGATGAGTCACAATCATTTCCAGCAGCTCTTGCCACGTCATGTAGTCGTTTGGCATTTGAGTTAATACCGATAACATTCTGTGGCTTAGAACGCGCTCTCTGCCGCTCTCCGTGCGTTTGTAGAGGCGTACTGGTAGCTGACCAATGCTTTCCGCTAACACGCGGATACAGCTGTACACAATGCCGTGTTGATAGGCTTTAAGGGGAGACACATCAACACCAGCAACGTGAAAGCCGGAATGCATAAAGCTGAAATCGTAGTTGTAGTTACTGAATGATTTTTCTGAACTGAACGGATTTCCTTGGTGATCTAAAATCATGTTGGAATCCTTTCTATGGTCAGCTGTAGCTGACTCTTGTTATTGTTTTCTTTGTATTTATAGCCAGATCAATTCTCTGGTCTCATATACCGATTTTTCCTCCGGCTCTTTCAATACGCATAAACTCAGGCCCGTAATACAGGCGACAACCGAGTCTATTTTCTGATTAGACATCTTGTTCTCTTTGATTGGCTTGATGTTCTCATTGGCATCAACGTAGATATGCGCATTAGCACAGCAGTATTCAAAAACACTGTCACCGTTATACCGAATGTTCTGAGTCATAATTAGCTGTTCAAACTCTTTGCTTGGCTCGCTCAAATTCTTGATGTTCTGAGGTACTGACACCATTGGTAAACCTTCATCTGCAAGTTCAAAGCTCAGTTGTGTTGCTGAATAGGGATCGTAACCAATCGACTGAACATCAAACTGCTCGCAAAACTGCCGTAAATCGTCTTTGATAACGCGATAATCCGTAGCAATACCTTCCGTTAGTTCAAGGTAGTCATCTTGCGACCATTTTTGATAAAGCACCCGCTGTCTGTCTGAGGTGCTTAGTAATGCGTCTTCCGGTAAGTAGTGCCTGAAGAATACGTCGATACCACCGTCATCACGCGGGAAAATTAAACTCATTGCGGTTAAGTCGAGCTTCTGCGCAAGGTCTAATCCGATGTAGCATTCTTTGCCGTGGTAATCTGATAGCCTAATATCTGCTTTGCACTTCTGTACTTCTTGAACATCCAGCCATGCGTCACTTGAGTTAACGAAGATATTGCAGTGCTTGGTGAGATAGTTACCACGCGCTGACACCATTGCCTGTGCTTTGTTACAAAGGCGTTCCATATCCTCGTATTTCTTTGAAACGCCAAGACACGGATTCGCCTTAAGCCAGTTATCAGGAACAGTGAAATCATCACCTGTATCCATGGTGTAAAGTGCCGCGAAGAACGTGTCATCTGTTCTGATACCTTCCAGTATTTCCTCGCCGTATTTCCATAGTTCAGTCGCGATACCATCCAAGATAAAACCCGCTGTCGAAATTACGAAAATAAGCGGTTGTGTTCTTGCACCTGTCGCTGTTTCGATAACGTCATAGACTTCACGTGTTTTATGAGCGTGTATCTCGTCTATCAGCGCACAATGGACATTGAGACCGTCGAGGTTGTTAGCATCACTGGATAACGGTCTGAACTTGGCGTTTAGCTCTTGGCTGTATAGCTCCGCCTGATAAGCTTTAGCAACTTCCTTTAAATCACTGTTAACCAGCATGTGCTTGGCATCATCAAATACGATACGGGCTTGGTCACGTGTCGTTGCGGCTGAATAGACTTCGGCACCCTGTTCACCATCAGCCAGCATTGCATAGAGACCGATACCAGATGCCAACGTTGATTTACCATTCTTACGGGCAACGAATACTTCTGCCGTTCTGAATCGGCGTGTTTGTTTCTTGGTGACTTTATCTTTGTGCTTTGTAACCCATCCGAATATCGAACCGACAATGAACTGTTGCCACGGCATGAGTTTCATTGGTGTTCCGGCGAGTTCTCCTTTTGTATGCTTGATGAACTGGTAGAAGTCGATGGCACGTTGAGCACGCTTAGCGTTGAACTCGTATTTGAAGTCTTTGGATTTGGCTCGTTCTAGGTCGTTAAAGTGTCTTTCAGCAGCTAGTTTGAGCCATTTGTTCGCTACGATGTCACCAGACAATACTTGATAGCAGTATTTATGAACCCATTTAGACGACTGCTCTTGCTCCTTGAGCCTTGGGTATCTGTACTTGTCAGGAGGCATATCACTCTCCTTTTAAGAACTTCAACAACTCTGATTCTGCGTGTTCTTCTAGCTGCCCGACTTGCTTGCGTGATTTAGGCGTCATACCGAAATCACGTAGGCCATCCATAATCCGTTTGTGCGTATCGTCCATGACTTTGATTGCCGGGTTCGGTATGCGCCTTACCTGACCTTTGTCACCGATTTGTTGAATGACGACTTCCGGCTCTCCTGTTTCAGGATTGAATAGAGCTAGCTGTGCTTCCTTGTAGATGAAGAACATGTCAGCAATCATCATCGCTGCCAGTTTGTCGGCTTCTGTGGCTTTGTTTTGTTGCTCGGCAAAAGCCATTAAATCCTTGTAAAAACCACGAATAATCTTGTTGGGTTCGAGTACTTTTGGGGCATTTTCCAGGCTGGATAAATCTGTTGTTTTTGCCATTCTGCCTCCTTTTCTTGTTGTTATTGGGTAAAAGGCAATGTTTTGTAGTGTATTTAGTGCTGGAAATGCGGAGGTTTATTGGAATAGCGGGTGTGGCGTGGTTCGGGGGAAAAAGTTTCAAAATCTCAGTTTGTAAAAATCGTACTAACGGTGCGCTAACGTCATGGCCTATAAAACATTTTCAGACTCCCCCCCTTGCTATGCTTTGTTATTGCGTGTGACCAAATACGAGTGCTATGCAAAATGGCTTTTTGGTGAAGTCCCAGAAAGCTATTATCCATCTTCGAACCAGTGAGACTTTTTCTGACTCAGATTTGCCCATTAAACTAGTTCGAGTAATTATTTACTTGCCGTTTATTCTCAGCAGCAGGGCAAAGAACATCCTCCAGACTATGCAATACGTATCACCTTATGGTATTATGTATGTCTCTAATTTTTATATAAAACTTGAAAATGATACTGACCTGGAAAGCACTTCATAGTCTATACAATAGCATTCTCGGTAAAAGCTTATTGATTGTTTCATTAGCTACACCTGTAGCACTAATGTACAACGTGACAAGCTTGATTCCATCCAAGTTCCCAATTGTACTTTTAGGGGCATTACTCGCTCTCTTAGGTTATGTATATACTGAAATATCAACCCCAGAACTAATTAAAGATTTTAAAAATAGTCATGACTACTCTACTGCTTTAATTAAAATATCAAAGCAAGTGGACTGGGTCTCTGAGTTCAAAGTATTAGAAGATAAAAGTGAAGACTTAGAGCCATGTATGGATAGTTACTCTGTAAAGCTATATGAATTTAAGTCAATAGACAAATCAAAAAAATATTTAGGTGAAGATAAGGCTATAAGAAGTTTAGCTTTGATTAAGTTCAATTATATTAACCTAAGTATGAAAATAAAAAGAACAATATTATCGATTAATTTCTATGCATCAATGATTCTCATCTTTTTATCTACTATTATTCATATTAAAACAGTTTTGTTAGGTTAAAATATATTATGCTGTCTTTTAAAAAATCCCCATCAATCAGAGATTGGTTTGATATTCTAAATTGGTCTGGCCTTCCTAATTTAGGTAGTTGTCATACAAATATGACATCAGAGACTTTTAAGAAAAACTACTATATAAACGATGACATATCAACATTGTATAATAACTTAACTACCACTCTTGAATTTAATGGCTTAGAAAGTCAAAACATTCGAATACTTGGTCATCCCGGAGCTGGAAAAACCTCCTTTCTGTACGCAATGAAGCACATAAGCGAAGGTGATGACCCCGTACTAAAGAACTACTACTTTTATATATATCATATAAATAAATCTGATAACCTTCAGGATGAAGAAACATATGAGTCTGAAATCGACAAACATATAGTATTGGCTTGGAAAGGTTTTTTTAACGCAAATGGCTTTATGGATGAATTTATCCGTATTGAAGCCCAAGAATTATCACTTAAACAGAAAATGAATCTAGCAACTGACTTTTATCGAGAGAATAAAAAAAAGTTTTCAAAAATAATGATATTTGCTGTTGATGATGTTGATCTGCTACCTGGGGAAGATGTTCTCCGAGTTGTTAACCATATTTTGAGAAGTATAGAGGTTAATTCTGTTAAAAAATGGCTTTCTATAAGGCGTGTTTCTTTAGAGAACTACAATAGAGAAACAAAAAGTAGAGTTGAAGAATTCTTTCCAGACTTTTTTGATTTCCCAAAAATATCCCTATACGACTTAGTAAATTATCGTATAAGTAATTCATTTTCTGATAATTACAAGAATCCATTTAGTAAACTGCTTTGCGATGAAACCATTTCACCTATATGTGAAGGAAACATGAGGGAAGGACTCGCTTTAGTAAAAAGCTTATTAGAGAATGTTTTTCCTAAAAATTTTGCTAAGCATACTAGCGAAAAAGTTATTCAAGAGTATGTATCTAAGTCAGCGGTAGATACATTATGCCGTTCTCAAAAGCTAATTGATTTGCACTCAATGACGTTTAAAATTTGTCCTTTCCCACTCGCTATAGATATCTTAGCTTGTATTAGGCATCACGCTCATGAACCTGTTATATATGGTTCCGTAACAGATTGCTGTACCAAGCGAGACTATCTATCTGGCGATTTACTTGGTGAAGAAGAGCGCCATGCCAAAGTTAGAAGCCAAGATTTTAATATGGTCATAAAAAAGCTTATTGAGCATAAACTGATAATTAATACTTCGAAAGGATATTATCAATTAACTGATAAAGGAAAACTACTTTCAAGCTTTTCAACACGTGATTTCTACTTTAACTTCCATAAGGAAAATAACAAAGTAATCATTGATGATGAACTATATTGGTCATTATCAAGTCATAAGTTGAGTTACAGTGATATTGTTTCTAACTATTTAACTGTAAGAAAGTAAGTTTGCCGCTACACGGATTCAAGTGCTTTAAATTTCATACTCCAACTTGTTTTTATCCATCAACGTGCTAGAACACGTTCTAGCACACATTTCCCCCCCCCGAAAGGGGTTAGAGAGTTATCGATTAGAAACTTTACTTATATTGAAGATGTGGATAGTGGTAAAATGTTAGACAACATTGAGTCACATCGAAAGGGTCATGCATATTGAACTCCGAGGTTATTATGAATAGTAAACCAATTTGTCGCCCAAAGATTTTAAATGATGAAAGCCATGCTAAAGCTATAGTTTTCAATTGGATTGATCATGCAATATCAAAACAAGAAACCAACATTGAGCATATTAAATCTCAAGGCTGGGTATGCCAAAAAGGGAAAAAATACAATTACAATAAAATTCTTGCTCCTAGATTAGAAGCAATGAAACCTACAATTATTTTTAGAAGTGATGAATTTGAGAGACATTTATTACGTGGAGGTAAGGTTCCTTCTGTAGTTAGTATTTTATATTTTTCGAATAGGCAGCGTATTTTTCATCCAGATGTTAACTGTGACTTTAAGTATGTGGGATTAATATTAGATCATATAGACACAAAAAACATGAAACAGACAGGCTTGTTAGCATGCCTTTTATCCGACCACTTTCTTGCTAGAGTTTTAATGAGAACAGAGTCCAACAACTTATCTTCTTTATTTGTGCATATTCAAGATTTATTCAACCACATTTTTAATGGAATCATGACGAATAAAATACCAAAGGAAAACTTCCTGATTGTCACTAGACATGCGCTATTTCCCATGGAATACTTTGAAGTAGAATCTAAACCAACACTTAGAACTAAAACCTTTATTCCCAGTAATGAGTGGGTAGGTGTAACCAAAAAAGTCTGTGAGGACATTGTATCTCAGTTTTCTTCAAATTTAGAAAGTTGCATAATTCTTTCGGATGAGTTTGAAAAAAGAAAATTAAAATACACATAATTCAACAAGGCGTTTATAGCGACTCTCAACGCCTAACATTACCCGCGTAGTTATGGTGGTCAGTCTGACGCATTTTTCCAAAATTCGCTTTAATGAAGGTATCAATTATATGATTTAGTAAAACCACTTCACCCAAGGTGTCAGATCGTATATGATTCAGCACAATATAATAATAACCACAATAATCTATTTGTTGATTATTTATTTCTTGGATATTTGTACCGATATTTCAACTAGCTGATCTAATAACTCTATGTCGCTAGCTCTCTCTCCTCCTGAATAGCACTCAAACTCAATCGAGTTATCTTCTGTGTCATAGTGAAACTGATATATCTTATCCTTGTAGGCGAAAATGCATCCGTTAATGTAACTTGGTATGAACATTACTTTTTCCTTATCTGGTTAAACAGCTCAGACGCTGTCAGCTGTTTTTGCTTTCTACGTTCCGCTATTTCCTTTGCTGTTTTCTCGGCATGACACTGATAGCACAGGCTCTGGAGATTCAAATACACATAAGCAAGCTCAGGATAATCCAGTACCGGCTTTATATGGTCTACTACGTCTACAGGCTTGATGATGTTGTGCGTTAAGCAGTTCTCGCAGAGT